ACAATTGACAATGCGGTGATCGGTGGCGCAACTCCTGCGGCGATAACGGGCACGACGATTACGGGTACTGGTTTTGTTTCTTCTGGAGACATGACTTTCGGTGACAATAACAAAGCCATCTTTGGCGCAGGGTCTGACCTACAGATTTATCACGATGGAGCACATTCATATATTTCTGACCAAGGAACAGGACATTTAAAAGTATTTGCGGAAAGCTTTTTTCTTAATAACTCAGGTGATACTGAGCAAATGATTGGTGCAACGGTAAATGGTGCAATTGACCTGTTTTTCGATGGTTCCAAAAAACTCGCCACGACCTCTACAGGTATTAATGTTTCTGATGACACTAGCTTTTCTGTAGGAATTGCTGTTGAAAACACAAGTAACACTCATGGTAGTGTTATTGATTTTTTTAACAACAGTTCATCTCCGGCAGATGGTGACTATACTGGTGGTTTAGTTTTTAAAGAAACAAACAGTGCAGGAGGCACTCACCAATATGCCAAAATATTTGGTGTAGCTCTTGATATAACAGATGGTACTGAAGACGGAGCACTAACTTTTGAAACAAGTGCAGGTGGTGCTAATACTGCTGAAATCATGCGTATTAATAATACAGGTGTCGGAATTAACACGACTTCGCCTGCAAGAAGCCTTCAAGTTGATAGCACTAATAACAGAGTTGCAAGCTTTAGGCATACTGATGGGTCTTCTGCATATGTTACGTTTTCTGACAGTTCAACAACTGATGACGGCTCTGTAAGAATTGGAGCAATAGGAAACGATCTTGTAAATTTTGTTGGTGGCGCAGAACGTGCTCGCATCACTAGTAGCGGTGCCTTTCTTGTGGCAACTTCAAATGCAAATCCTACAGGTGCAGATGTTGTTGGTGCTTCTATTGATGCTTCTGGTGAAGGTAACTTTTCAGTAGATGGTGCTGAAGCTTTACGTTTAAATCGTAAATCATCTGATGGTGAAATACTTAATCTACGCAAAGACGGTGCCATTGTGGGAAGTGTTGGGGCACTCTTTGGTGATATTTACTTAGGAACAGGAAACACTGGTCTTAAATTTACGGACAGTTCAAGTGTAATTGTACCTCTTAACACTTCAACACTAGCAGAGAGAGATGCTGCCGTTAGTTTGGGGCAATCAGGTACACGATTCAAAGACCTATATCTCTCTGGAAATGTAAATGCCAATGCTTTGGTTCACGATGGTGATGATAACACCTTTATTCATTTTCCATCAGCAGATACTCTTGCAGTTAATACTGGCGGCTCAGAACGTATGCGCATCGACAGCTCTGGTAGGGTTGGGATCGGGACGAGTTCGCCTAGCTCTTTGCTTACAATTCATGGAAGTCAACCAATCATTACATTGTCTGATCCTGATAGTGGCTCTACATCAACGATTTCTGGCAATAGTGGTCACTTATTTTTAAATGCTGACTCTGGTGGAGATTACCCAAATACAGTAATGGACTTTCAAGTTGATAATGACCTTAAGATGCGGATCGACAGCAGCGGTGCTGTGTTTATTGGTGTTACTTCGCTACCTGCTAACGGTAGTGGTGGTGCTGCATTTAGAGCCGATTCCAACGGTAGAAAAAACTTGTATCTGTCTACTTCATCAGCGAACAATCAAGGTTTAGTAGTTTTTGATAATCCTAATGGAACTGTGGGAAGTATTTCAACAAACGGTTCTGCTACAGCATATAATACTTCTTCAGATTATCGCCTTAAAGAAAATGTTACAGATGTTACGGATGGCATTACAAGAGTAAAACAATTAGCACCTAAGCGTTTTAACTTTATTGCTGATGGCACGGACAGAATAGTAGATGGCTTTTTAGCACATGAAGCCGCCACAGTTGTCCCCGAAGCTGTAACTGGCACTAAAGATGAGCTAGAAGTTTGGAAATATGACGAGGATTTACCAGAGGGTGTTTCTGTCGGTGACAACAAGTTAGACAATGATGGTAATACAATCCCAAAATACCAAGGTATTGACCAGGCCAAACTAGTCCCACTGCTTACTGCAGCACTGCAAGAAGCACTAACCAAAATTGATGCTCTTGAAGCACGTATTACCGCATTGGAGGAAGAATAATGACTAGAGCAAGAGACTTAGCAGATAGTGCAGATAAGGATATTGCAGGTACACTGACTTTAGATGACATTGTGCTTTCTAATGATCTAACTGTTGCTGACAACGGCAAAGCCATCTTCGGCGCTGGGTCAGATTTACAGATTTATCACGATGGTTCAAATTCTTATATTGATGACAATGGTACTGGCGACTTAAGAATTCGTGCGGAAAGCTTTCTTGCTCTTAGCGATATGTCAAACAGGGTTTACCTAACAGGCGAATCTCAAGGTGCAGTTGGACTGCGATTTAACGATGCTCAAAAACTCGCAACAAGCTCATCAGGTATAGACATTAGTGGCACTGTCACGGCTGATGGGCTAACTGTAGATGGTAGTGCCACAATTAGTAATGCTAGTGGAGATACATTAACTTTAGCAAAAGACACTACAGAACCTTCTTTTAGAATAGAAGGAGACGCAAATAAAGATTTTGTTTTTACTATATCTGGAGAGTTATTAACACTTACTCAAAATGATGGTGCTACTGATATTGTTACTTTTGATCACGATACAAAGGCATCTTCTTTTTTTGGTAATGTTGGCATTGGGACGAGTTCGCCTAGTACTTTTAGCAACTTCACTAACGTAACCCTGCAAGGTGGAAGCGCAGGTGTAAATTTAGATTTTAAAGACAGTGGTGGAGACAGAACTCATGCAATAGTTTCAACTCCAAGTGAGTTTATTGTGGAAACAGGTAATACCGATCCACTTATCTTTAAAACAAATAATTTAGAGCGTTTTCGCGTAACCTCTGATGGAGACGTGACTATTGGAACTACCGACACTCAGCCCCCAACGAACAACGATGCAAGTGGTATTGCTTTACGCTCAGACGGTAAGGTTGCAGCAAGTCGCAGCGGTGGTATCTCTGGTGATTTTAACAGAGGTTCAGACGGTGACATAGTTTGGTTTAGAAAGTCAGGCAGTGTAGCAGGGGTTATTGGGGCGTTTGGAGATAATCCTTACTTCTCTAGTTACGCATCAAATCACGGTGGCTTAATTTTTAGTGATGGCGGTTCAAGCACTCCACAGATGAACCCTTTATCTTCTGGAAGTACACTTGCTGATGGTGTTATGAACATTGGCTCATCTAGCTACCGCTTCAAAGACCTCTACCTCTCTGGCGGTGTTTACCTTGGCGGCACTGCGTCGGCTAATCATTTGGATGACTATGAAGAAGGGACTTTTACGCCCACAGGTAATGGCATTACTTTTACCTCCGCTATTGGTCGTTATACTAAAATTGGTAACATTGTTCGGGTTGGAATGTATGTTGAATTTCCGTCCACTAGCGACAGTGGCGATGCTAGAATTAATGCGCTTCCATTTACATGTTCAAACACTGAAGCAGCTAGGGCAGGTCTTACTGTAGCTTGGCATAATAAATCAAGTAGTAATGGTTTAGCTATACTTACTACAAATAATAATACATTTGCTCTCTTTTATTTGGGAAGCCAATTTCAAACAAACGCAAATATGAGTGGTGTTGCAGTTTATATTGGCGGCACTTATCCAACAGATTCATAACCCACTGCATAGCTTTGGGTCGGACAGTCCACAACCATCACAGGAGATAAACGATGGCACTAACAGAAGAAACAGTAGAAGACAAAATCGAAGTAGTAGGGGACTTTAAGCATGTGCAAGTACGCACTGCTACAGTTATCAAACGTGATGGCACAGAGGTCAGCCGTGGCTACTCACGCCATGTTGTTGCACCAGATGCAGACATCTCAGGCGAAAGCACTGAGGTGCAAGCGATTTGTAATGCAGTCCACACAGATGCAGTTAAAGCAGCTTATGCCGCACATCTAGAAGCACAGGAGACACCATAATGGCTATCACATACACTTGGACTATCCCGACAGTAGAACGCAATCTATCAGACGGTGGCATCACTACAATCCACTGGCACTGCACTGGCGTCGATGGTGATCACTCAGCGTCTAGCTACGGCACAACAAGCCATGAGCCAGATGCATCAGATAGCGGTTTCATTGCGTATGACAGCGTAACTGAGGCAAATTGCATTGCTTGGGTGCAAGGGTCTGTATCTAAAGACGATACTGAGGCTGCACTTGCTGCCCAGATTGCGCTATTGAAAACACCAACCACAGGCTCGGGACAACCTTGGGCCGCATAACTTAGAAAGGAGATCAACATGACTGAAGATAAAAAGGTCATTACGATTGACAATGTAGAATACACAGAAGATCAACTCAGCGACGAAGCAAAGGTTTGCATTAATCATTTGGGTTCACTGGATCAAAAGATAAGAAGCGCAGAGTTTAACTTAACGCAACTTCAAGGCGGCAAGGAGTTTTTCTTGGGTAGACTAAAGGCTGAATTGCCTACGGCTGAATAATACAACTACCAGATATTAAAAGGGGCGTCGGGTTGGCGTGCTTTTTTTGGGTTTCAGACCTTCTGTGATAATGTAAAGGCGTAGCATTTTTGAGGCGTGCATGTCACTTATTGACTTGAATATCCCGGCAGGCGTTTATAGAAACGGCACCGATTTACAAAGTATGGGCAGATGGAGAGACGCAAACCTAGTGCGATGGCACGACGGTGTTATGCGTCCAGTTGGCGGTTGGCGTAAAAGATCAAACACGGCAAGCGCGGCCAAGGTGCGTGGCATGTTGACCTGGATTACAAACAACAACACGCGTTTTATCGCTGCCGGAAGTTTTAACAAGCTTTACGCATACACCGAAGCAGGCATACAGCATGACATTACACCCGCCGGCTTAACGGCAGGCAGGGAGGATGCCAACGCATTTACTGGCTACGGCGGCAGTTTTTACGGCAGTTATAGTTACGGCATTGCACGGCCAGACTTTGCCAGAATTGACCCGGCAACTTCTTGGCACTTGCAGCCTTTTGGTGAGTTCTTGCTTGCCAACAATTCCGATGACGGTAAAATCTACGAGTGGCAATTAAGCACTGGTTCTGCCGCTGCGCTATTAAGCAACGCCCCCACGAGCAACCGAGCAATCCTGGTGACGCAAGAGCGTTTTCTGTTTGCTTTGGGCGCAGGCGGTAACCCTAGAAAGGTGCAATGGTCAGATCGTGAAGATAATAACACTTGGACGCCTGCCGCGACAAATGAGGCGGGTGATCTAGAGTTAAACACGTCAGGTCAGATTATGGCGGGTGTGAACGTACAAGGCCAAGCGTTAATCCTAACAACAAGAGACGCCCACGCAGCCAACTACCAAGGCCCACCATACGTTTATGGAATAGAAAGGGTTGGCACGTCTTGCGGATTAGCTGCTCCCCAAGCGTGCGTTGTAGTTGACGCTGGCGCTTTTTGGATGGGCGTTAATTCATTTTTTACTTACGGCGGCGGTCGAGTTAGCGAGATTAATTCTGACGTGAGCGACTACGTGTTCAGCGACATTAACAAAGCGCAAATTAGCAAGGCGTTTGGTATGGCTAATTCTATGTTCGGAGAGGTTTGGTGGTTTTACCCTTCCAGTGGTTCTTTGGAAAATGACCGATACGTTGTGTACAACTATATGGAAAACACTTGGTATATCGGACAGTTGGCACGCACGGCAGGCGTGGATCGTGGCGCGTTTCGCCAACCCATGATGTTTGACGCTGATGATCGTAAACTATACGAGCATGAGGTTGGTTTTGATTATGATACGCTCACGCCTTTTGCTGAGAGTGGCCCGTTCAGAATTGGCAGTGGAGACAACGTGGTAAGCGTGACTGAGTTGATTCCTGATGAAAAAACGCAAGGCGATGTAAACGCTGTGTTTAAGTCTAGGTTTTACCCCAATGGAACTGAGCGTAGCTACGGCCCCTTTTCTCTTAGCAATCCGACTAGCGTAAGATTTTCTGGTCG